GCGTGGGCCGCTGTGCTCGCCGCCGCCGGCCCCGGTTTCCTCGGCCTGGTAGGCGGCGCGCAGGGCCGCACCCATGCGCACACCGACCTCCCAGGTTCGCGGGCCGTCGGCAGGAAACAATTTCAATCCGTCGCGCCGCGTGCGAACCGGGGCGGGGTTGCCCGGCGCGCCGTGCTTGCCGTGGATGTCGGCGGTGCTGCAGATATAGAGCAGCAGGTTGATGATCGGGGCCAGGTATTTGGAGATCGTGCTCACAGCCTCGTCGCTGACGATGTGCCAGTCGGCCAGCGAGCCGCGCACCGCCTCTGGCAGGGACAGGCCTTTGCCGATGGCGATGGCCTGCGGCTCTAGCCGCGCGGCCTCGGGCAGGTCCATCGCCAGGACCAGGTGGGACTCGCCGTCGCTCTCGTCGATGCGGGCAAAGAAGCCGCGCAGCGGGCTCTCGCCATTGCCGTCGCGCCGGCCGATCGCCAGCCCGGGCGTTTCGATGTAGAGGCTCCACTCGGGCAGGCGCGCCAGGATGTCAGACGGAATGTCGCCGGTCAGCGGCGTGTCGATCAGCGCCGCATAAACGGCCGGGTCGATGCGGTAGATGCCCTGCGTCATGCGCCAGCACGCGAGCATTGTGAACGGTGAGACATACCGGGAAATCTCCAGCGGCGTCAGGTCGCGCAGCGAAGCCACCGCGGGTTCCCCGCCCAGCGCATAGGCGGCCTCGACAAAGGCACTGCCGCCCAGGGAGTCGGTCAAATAGCACTGCGCAGACACGGGGGGCGCGAGCTTGCGAACTTCCTCGCAGGCCTTCCAGAAATGGGGCAGTTCGCGGCCCAGTGTGAGCAAATACTCGCGGGCGGCGTGGCTGCCGGGCGGGATGAGGGCGTGGGGCACGGCTCAGTCCTCGAACTTGGCGCCGTGGGCTTCCACGATGTCTCGATAGCTGTCATACCTGGCGTTTTTTTCGGGCTGGGTCCAGAAGCGCCGGCAGACCTCCAGCACCGCCAGACGGCCGGCCAGCGGCAGGGCCATGTACTTTTTGGCCAGGGGAACGCACTGGACGCCCCACTTTTCATTGCACTCGGGGCCGGAATCGGCTACGGAATACGCAAACGATTCGGTTTCGGCTGCGGGGTCCAGGTCGGACAGGTTGCGCCACTGCCCATTGGACACGTCGATGAACGTCACCCACTCGCCGTAGGTCAAAGTCGGCATGTTGTCGTCGATCAGGTCCAGGGCAATCGAGCACAAACGCGACACGCGCGAACTCAGGCCTTCGGTGCCGGCCGGGTCCAGGGCGATGCGCCTGAACATCGGTTCGGAGAAATACAAGGTGTGCTTGGGCATAAATACTCCAAAGAAAAAGCGCCCGAGGTGGGCGCTGGTTGAAAAAAGCGGGCGGTTTACAGGGTCGAGGCAATCTCGCGCACCGGGATGACCCGGCTAGCGCACAGCTTCACGCCATGCTGCGCCGCATGGGCATAGTGCCGGCCGCTAGCCTCGACCTCGACCACCGCGAGGCGGTTGTGTTCGCGGCCGCCGCCAAACACATCGCTGGCCGCCGCCGCCGCCAGACATTCGTCCAGCGTTGCGTAGTAGTAGTAGCCGCCGGTGTGGTTCGCGCTGGCGGCCTCCACGCGGGCCTTGCCGAGGGCCCACTCAGAGCCGTCCCATGCGGATTCAAAGCCGCCGTCGTCGCGGCGCACCAGCAGCTTGTAGCCGGTCCTGACCTCCGTGGGCTTGATAGGCAGCTTGGCCTTGCCCAGCGCGACCTCGATGGCCGTGCCCAGCGCAGCGCCAGCGGCCTTGGCGGCCTTGGCCGCGACCGCCTTATTCGCAGGCAGGACGCGGATGCCGCGCCCGTGGCGTGCGATGACGAAATAGTCCTTGGAGCAGGTCTTGACACCGTAGCGCGTGCCCTCGGTGGCGCGCACGCAGACCAGAGCGCGGGTGCCCTCGGCGTTGATGTCATAGATTTCATGGTGGACGGCCTCGCCGATGCGCTTGCCGCGCTCCTTGCCACTCGTTCCCCAGTGGGTGTCGTCAAAAGCGGCAGGGACTTTGCCGGCCGCTTGCGCGACCAGGCTGCGGGCGGTAGCGAGCGCTTCGCCCCGGATGATCTGGCCGTAGGTGTTGCGGACAACAGCGGTGGCGGTGTTCAGTGCAGTCATTTGAAATCTCCTGCGCCTTCCGGGGAACCGGTAGCGACTTGAAAACCCTGCCCAAATCGGACAGTGATTAGATGGTATGACAAAAGGTATGACATAGCAATCGCTTTTGAATTGTTATGTGTAGGACGACGGCTTAAAGTAAATCAGCGCACCACCCGCCAGGGCGTGCCGGGAGTGAGATATGGCCAAAGCAGATAAAAAAACGCCAGTGGACTGGGAAAAAGCGGAGATTGATTACCGCGCCGGGATACTGACCAACCGCGAGATTGGCGAAAAATACGGACGCTCTCATGGCGCTATCAAGCAGTACATGGACAAGCACAGCATTGAGCGCAATTTGACTGCACGGATACATGAGCGCACGGAAACAAAACTATCCAAGGCGGCACTATCCAAGGCAACTATCCAGGAAAACCGCAGTTTCACGCAGGACCAGGTTATCGAATTTGCCGCCGAGGTGCAGACCACCATCATCATTCGGCAGCAGGGCCGCATCGACCGGCAACTGGCCCTGGCGCAGTCGATGCTCGATGAGCTGGAGAGCCAGACGATTGACCGCGCGCTGTACGCGCAGCTGGGCGAAATCATGGCGTCACCGGATAAAAACGGCCTGGACAAGCTGGGCGAGCTGTACCGCAAGTCGATGACGACGCACCAGCGCATTGATTCGCACAAAAAAGCGGTGGAGATCGAAAAGGCCTTGATTGCCCTGCAGCGCCAGGCGTTCAATATCGGCGATGCGCCGCCACCCGCCGAGCCGCTGACGCTGGAGCACACGGACGAGGGCTTTGTCATCGTCCAGCAGGCATTCGAGAAGCGCCTTGCTAAAGCTGCCTGACGCCATTCGCGGCCACCTGCAGGCCGCTGCTTTCAGTGAGATTGTGGACCTGTGGGAGATCATCCAGCGGCAGTACGGCACCCAAGGCAAGGCCTGGCTGGGCCGCAACGACCGCTTTTACCTGCTGGTGCGCCTGCTGCACCGCAAAGATGCCGTGCATGAGTGGCTTTACGCCAGGTGCCGTGAGGTCGAGGCCGCGCCCGACAACCACCTGGACCTGTGGGCGCGCGAGCACTACAAATCCACCATCATCACCTTCGCTGGCATCGTCCAGGAAATCATCAACGACCCGGAAATCACCATCGGGATTTTCAGCCACACCAAGCCGGTGGCACGCAAATTCATGCTGCAGATCAAGCAGGAGCTGGAGGGCAACAAGGAGCTGCAGCAGATTTATCCCGACGTGCTGTATGCCGACCCGCGCAACGAATCAACCAAGTGGAGCGAAGAAAAAGGCATCGTGGTGCGTCGTGTGTCCAACCCCAAGGAGGCGACGGTCGAGGCGCACGGGCTGGTCGACGGCCAGCCGACCGGCGCCCACTTCCTGCTGCGCGTCTACGACGACGTGGTGACGCGCGAATCGGTCAGCACCCCGGACCAGGTGAGCAAGACCACCAGCGCCTGGGAGCTCTCGGACAACCTGGGCGCCCGCGGGGCTGACGACAAGTCCAGAGCCTGGCATGTGGGCACCCGCTATTCGTTTGCCGACACCTACCAGGTCATCATCGACCGCCAGGCGCTCCAGGTGCGTGTCTATCCGGCGACCGACAACGGCCTGCCGGGCGGCAACCCGGTGCTGCTCAGCCAGGAGGCGTGGGCCGAGAAGAAATTGAAGCAGGGCCCGGCGACCATCGCTTGCCAGATGCTGCAAAACCCGGCTGCGGGCAACGAGGCGATGTTCAAGAAGGAGTGGCTGTCGTTCATCGACATCCGACCCTCAACGCTCAATGTGTACATCATGGTGGACCCGGCGCACTCGAAGAAAAAGGGCAGCGACAACACCGCCATGGCCGTCATCGGCATTGACGCCGGGGGCAACAAGTATTTACTCGACGGCTACCGCCACAAGATGGGGCTCCGGGAACGCTGGGAAGCGCTGCGCGGCCTGCGCCGCCTGTGGCTGGCCCAGCCGGGCGTGCAGATGGTGCGCTGCGGCTACGAGCGCTACGGCATGCAGGCCGACCTGGAGTATTTCGAGGAGCAGATGCAGGTCGACAAGGATGCGTTTGACATTGTCGAGCTGAACTGGACCTCGGATGGCGCGCAAAGCAAGGACGACCGGGTGCAGCGCTTGCAGCCGGACTTCATGATGCGCAAGTTTTTCCTGAGCGCCTACACGCCGACCGAAACCGCCAACCAAAAGCGCATCCGCGAGCAGGGCCAGTCGTTCCGCATCTTCAAGCCGGTGGCCAAGCGCGACCACGAAGGCAACGTCTACAAGCTCAACGCGGGGTTCCTGGAGGAATTCCTGACGTATCCCTTCAGCGCCAAGAAAGACCTGATTGACGCGACCAGCCGCATCTACGACATGGAGCCGAGCGTGCCGCTCATCATTGACGAGCGCATGACCGACCCCGAGATTTACGCCGACGGCGTTTAACCCCGAAAGAGAGCACCTCATGGACTTTTCCAACATCCCCAAAGCCGGCAAAAGCCTCAAAGTCGCCCCGGCCCAGGCGCCCAAGGCCGTCCCCATCCCCCAGGGCAAGGTGCCCGCCATGAAAACCAAGCTGGACAAGGCGCACAACCCGGACAACCAGCTCAGCCGCCAGCAGGGCTACAGCAACGGCGGCATGGTCATGGGCAAAAAAGGCGGCTGCTAGGCCATGGCCACCACGCCCACCCCGGTGCCGCGTTTCAGCGAGCGGCTGTGGTCCGACGAGGTCGGCATGGTCGCCGGGCCGGATGCGGCCGAGTTCCGGGGCTATGAATTCAGCAGCGGACGGTCCTTTGTCGCGCCGATGGCCAGCGCGCCCCAGCTTGACGCCGAGCCGCCCGCCCCATGAGCGCACCGGACCTGATGCGCGCCGAATACGACGCGCTGCCCGACGCCATCAAGGCCGTGCTGAGCTTCCTGGAATACCAGTGGCTGTCCGGCGCCGAGCGCGCCAACTTGTTGCAGTCCGAGACTGAGCCCGACACCTACGACTGAGCCCGGCGCCCAGCGCCCAGCCGCCCCCCGAAGCCTTTGCCGAGCGTTTGCAGCGTTCGCCAAAGGCTTTTGCACTTCTGCATGCCGCCTACCCCCCTTCAAGGACAGCGCTTATGAGCCAAATACTGACCGGCCTGGACGACAGCGCCTCGACCATCGACTGCCACGACATGGTGCTGGCCAAGACCGCCGCCGATGCCCTGGACAAGGCGTATCCGGGCCACCTGTGGGCCGTCGATGTCAACGGCGGGATGCTCAACATCCGCAATCTGCTGCTGTCCGCTGAGTGGGGCTACCGCATCAAGGTGCTCAGCTTGTACACCGCGTCCGACCTGAGCGCGCGCGTACTCAAGGGTGGCGGCGAGATCCTGGAGCGCTTTGCCCTGGCCCGGGCCCGGTTCAGCGAAGCCCAGTACGCCGACCTGAAGACCAACTTCATCGGCCTGCCGGAGTTTGCCAAGTGAGCGCGCCACCGAACACGGACTGGCTGGTCCTGGCGCGCGATGCGTACAGCGCCAGCTCGACGTATTTCGACGCCAGCATCCGCAGCGGCATCGAGGCCGACCTGCGCCAGTTCCAGGGCCAGCACCCGGCGGGCTCAAAGTACCTGGCCGAGGCCAACCGGGGCAGGTCCAAATTGTTCCGGCCCAAGACGCGCGTGGCCATCCGCAAAAACGAAGCGCTGGCAGCCGAGGCGTTCTTTTCCACCACTGAAGTGGTGAGCGTGACCGCCGAGGACGACAACGACCCAGCCCGCCAAGCCAGCGCCGCGGTCATGCAGCAGCTGCTGCAGTACCGCCTGACGAAGTCCATCCCCTGGTTCCAGACGGTCATCGGCGCTTATCAGGATGCGATGACGGTGGGCGTGGTGGCGTCGTACCAGTATTGGGAGTACAACCCCGCCAAAAAGCGCGACCGCCCCGCCATCCGCCTGGTGCCCGTGGAAAACTTGCGCTTTGACGCCGGCGCATCGTGGACCGACCCGGTGGGCACCAGCCCGTATGTCATCGAGTTGATCCCCATGTATTTGAAGGATGTCAAGGCCCGGATGCGCCGCCGCGACGAAAAAACCGGCGAGGCCAAGTGGCTGCTGCTCGACGACAGCGTCATCATGCAGGCGGCGCGCCAGTACGGCGACTCCATCCGACAGCAGCGCGAAGGCCAGCGCACGGACAGCAAGACGCAGAGCCAGGCGAACAACGGTTTTGCCATCGTCTGGGTCCACAAGAACATCGTGGAAGTTGACCAGGTGGACTACTGCTACTACACGCTGGGCACCGAGCAGCTGCTGAGCAAGCCGGTGGCCCTGTCCGAGCTGTACTTCCACGGCCAGCGGCCCTATGTCATCGGCTGCGCGGTCATCGAAACCCACAAGACCTACCCGTCCAGCGTGGCCCGGATGACCCGCGACGTGCAGGCCGAGATCAACGAAATTGCAAATCAGAGGATCGACAACGTCAAGCTGGTGCTCAACAAGCGCTACTTTGCCAAGCGCAACAAGCAAGTGGACCTGCGCTCGATCACGCGCAACGTGCCGGGCAGCGTGACGCTGATGCAGGACACGGACGATGTGAAAACCGTCGAGTTCAACGACGTGACCGGCAGCTCGTACAAGGAGCAGGAAGTCCTGAATCTCGACTTTGACGACATGGCCGGCGCGTTCAGCGGGTCATCGGTGCAGGCGAATCGCAAGATGAACGAAACCGTCGGCGGCATGCAGCTGCTCAGCAGCGGCGCGAACCAGGTCAGCGGCTATCAGCTGCGCACTTTTGTCGAGTCGTGGGCCGAGCCGGTGCTGCGCCAGGTGGTGCTGCTGGAGCAGCACTACGAAACCGATGAGGTGCTGCTGGGCCTGGCGGCCAAGAGCGCCGACATTTTCCAGAAATTCGGCGTGGACGCGGTGACGGACGAGCAGCTGATGGGCGAGTTCACCCTGAACGTCAACGTCGGCCTGGGCTCATCGAACCCGTTGCAGCAGGTCGAGCAGTTTATGAAAGCGATGGAAGCGCTCAAGAGCTTGATTGCCGACGGCACGCTCTTGAAATACGGCCTGAAGGTTGAGGAAGTCATCAAGGAATTGTTCGGCAAGCTGGGCTACCGCGACGGCTCGCGTTTTTTCGACATGGAAAACCAAGACCCGATGGTCATGCAGCTACAAGCTACGGTGCAAGAGCTGCAGGCCGCGCTGGAAGCGAAGATGCCGGCCGCGCTGCTGGATGCGACTATCAAGCGCCTGGAAGCCGAGGTCGTCAGCCTGGGCGTCAAGGACAAGAAGGAAGCCGCGCTGACCGTCAAGGCCGGCGTCGATACCGAGTTCGCCGCGATGCAAGCTGCCGAGGTCGTGGCCACCGTGCCGCATGTCGCGCCGATTGCCGACGAACTCATGAAAGCCGCCGGCTACCAGGCGCCGACCCCGGCTGGCGTGGACCCCAATTTCCCGCAGCCGCCGCAGGCCATCCAGCCCGGCGCGCAACTGGCGCAGGCCGCCATGCAAGCCACCGGGCGCGGCAACACCGCCCCCAATACACCAGCCAACAGCCCGCAGGCCTGGCCCGAGACAGCCGGCACCGGCGCGCGCGCGGGCATTGAAACCATGCGCAGTGACAGCGTGGGCGTGCCCGGATTTGAGGACGGCGGGATGGTTGACGACGAGCCCATCAACCCGGTCGACGGCTTGACCGACACCCAGCGCATCGGCTTGAACGCACAGGCTCAGCCAGATGCGCAGAGCGCAAAAACGGGCAGCTCAAGCCTGGGCGGTATGTTTGACCGCTTCGGCGCAGGTCGGGGCATTTTTAACCGCTATGCCGGCGGCGGGCTTATCACCGGCCCGGGCAGCGGCACGTCAGACTCGATTGCCGCCCAGGCCGCCGGCCAGCCGATTGCCGTCAGCCACGGCGAGTACCACGTTCCGCCCGCGGTCGTGGCCGCGCTGGGTGAGGACTTTTTCGACAAGTTGATTGAGCAGTTTCATACGACTGCAACTGGCACTGCGGCCCCTGCGCCCCTGCCAGGCGCGCCGCTGGACGTGCCGCCAGGCAGCTTCATCATCCCGGCCGATGTGGTGGCCGCCCTTGGCCAAGACTTCTTTGACGAGCTTGTGACCCGCTTTGGAGTGCCCGCGCCATGACCTTGCACATTGACTACAGCCAGTTTTCCACCGAGGACCAGGTGCGTATGCGCTCGGCAGCCTTTGGTATAGAGGTGGCCGCCTTCACCCACACCCTGATCGGCCAGTACCTGCTGGAGCGCGCCAGCCAGCAGCGCGCCCAAGCGCTGGAGCAACTAGCGGTCGTGACCGCCAGCGACTTTGAGGCGGTGCGCGAACTGCAAAGCGCTGTGCGCCGCTCTGACAGCTTTCAGGCGTGGCTCGAAGACGCAGTAATGGCCGGCGAGAACGCCGAAACCGAACTCAGAACCGAAGCGAGCGACACATGACCACCTTCCCCGTACTCAATTTCCAGGACTTCATCAGCGCCGAGGGCGAGCAGCTTTTCACCACATCGCAGCAAGTGGCGGTGGCCTTCGGAAAGCTGCATGCGCACGTCATGCGTGACATTCGCGCCCTAACGGCTCAATTGCCAGAAAACCGCCAATCCAATTTTGGATTGGTTGCCTATCAGGATGAAAAAGGCGAAAGCCGCGCGATGTACCGCATGACCCGGGACGGTTTTACATGGCTGGCGATGCGTTTTCGTGGCAAGAAGGCATTGGCATTTCAGATCGCCTACACCGACGCCTTCAACGCCATGGCCACCTTCATCAAGAACCAGCACGACGGCTTGCGCTACCGCTGCATGGCAAAAGAACTCGAATCCAAGGACAGCTTTCGCCGCGGCTCCATCCATGGCCGCGGCCTGGCGCTGCGCAAAGCTGAAAAGCCCGTCCTTGAGGCCGAACTGGCCGCGCTGCAGGCACTGGTGCAGCCGTCGCTGCTGAACTGACGACCACTTTCCCCCACCCGACCGCCCCTCATGGCGGTTTTTTTTCGCCCACCCAGGAGCTAGACCCCATGGACCCCCAAGACAGCACCACCCCTCAAGGC